GCTCGAGCACGGACGCGGGGTGCAGCACGGAGCGCGCGACGAGGGTGTCGGTCGGCACGCCGTGGTCGACGCTGCCGCCCGAGCCCGCCAGCTCGAATGTCGCCAGCTCGACGCGCTCGGTCGCGCCGTCCTGCTCCGCGAGCAGCACGACGCGGTACCAGCCGCGCGGGACGGTCGCGCCCGTCACGGCCACGCTGCCGCTGTCCACGAGCGGGGCGTCCCCCGTGGCGTCGCGGGTGACGCTCACGGAGTCCACGCCGCGCAGCACCTCGCCGTCCGCCCACGTGGCGGGGTCGACGCGGTGCACGCGCCATCGGCACGAGTAGGTGCGGGACCAGTCCATCATGCCTCCTCTAGGGGCGGGAGCATGTACTCGGCGGTCAGGGCGACCTCCGTGGCGCTCAGGCTCACGGTGGCGACCTCCCACGCGGGCGTGAGGTCGGTCACCTGCACGTCCGCGAGGAACGCGCTCCCGTCGGGGGTGCGCACGAACGCGGGGCCGGCGAATCTGGCCAGCTCGCGCAGGGCGTCCATCGTGTCGGGGTCGGCGAGCCGCAGGACGCTGGCGCCGTAGCGCGCGGTGCGCCTCGCGCCCGCGTTGTAGAACGCGTCCGTGCTGCCGTCCAGGTACTCGTGCACGTCCACGTCCTTGGCGTAGCCGTCGCTCACCGCGAGGTCGTAGGGCAGCTCCACGGAGCCGCCCGTCCAGTCCACGCGCAGGGCGCTGCCGCCCATCTCGTAGGGGACGTCGGCCCACGCCACGTCGCCGTCCGCGGTGCGGCAGGCGACGCGGTACTCGTGCTCCATGCCCGTGCCGAACGGCGCGTACCTGTCGGTGACCGTGCACGCGAGCGGCAGGCCCTCGCCGATGAGCTGCGCGCCGTCGCCCGTGACGCGGTACAGGTCGAAGCGGTCGGTCGCCACGCTGTCGGCGGGCGCCACGAGGTCCACGCGCACCGCCTGCTCGTGCAGCCCGTCGGCGTCGGTGACGTCGATGGGCGTGAGCGTCGCGCAGCCGTCGGGGTCGGGCGCCTGATGGCTCCACGACACGCCGAAGGTCGCGGACGCGGGCTCGCTCTGGAGCCCCGTCGCGGGGTCGGTCGCGGTGGCGGTGACGCGGTACCCGGTGCCGTCCACGAAGGCCAGCCCCTCGGGGAGCGTCGCGGTCGCGGCGCCGCCCGACCACGCGGGCAGCAGGACGCCCGACCACACCACGTCGCCGGCGGCCTGCGCGACCATGCCCGCGGGGCCGTCCCCGTCGGTGCCGAGCGACGTGACCACGAGGGCCACGCTTGCGTTCGGCGCGGCGCACGAGAGCGGGATGGAGACGGGCTGCGCGGCGTAGGTCGCGGACGGCGACACGGCCAGCTCGGGGCGCTCCACGACGTGCACGGTGCGCGGGGAGCTGGTGACCCACGCGCCGCCCGTGCTGACGGCCACGGAGAGCGTCAGCTCTCCCGCGACGGCCAGCGACTCGGCGCGCGACGCGGGGACGGTCGCCGAGCCCATCGCGTCGGCGCCCTCGGCCACGACGGCGCCCGTCCCGTCGAGGAGCTGCCACGCCGTCTGCGCGGAGCCGCCCGAGAACGTCCAGCGGCAGCTGATGCCGTGGCCCTCGGGGACGAACGCGGGGCAGTCGAGCACCACGGACGCGGGCGCCACGGACGGTATGACGACCTCGGTGTTGCCGTAGGGGCCGTATGCCAGCGTGCCGCCGTCGTCGCGGTAGCGCCTTGCGCGGACGTAGGTGGTCGCGCCCTCGTCCAGCCCCTTGATGGCGATGGTCGCCGAGGACTGGTAGGACACGCCGCCCGCCGTGATCGGGCCGTCGTCGTAGGTCACCTCGTAGGTGTCCGGCTCGTCGGTCGAGCGCCACGTGTCGAGCTGGTCGGACCACGACAGCTCCGTGCCGTCGGACGTGTCGGTCGTGCCCGCGGGCGCCCACGCGAGCGTCACGAGGACCGTGGTGCCGTCCTCGCCGCTCTCGTGGCCCACGATGGCCACGGCGTCGGAGGTCACTGTCACGGACGGGCGGTGCAGCGCCTCGACCTCGGCGGGGCGGCTGTAGCTGACGAGCACGTCCTCCACGACGGACCACGCCTTGACGCGCACCCACGAGTGGTTGCCCGGGTCCGCGGCGAGGTCGCCCACGAGGCACGCGAGCGCGGTGCACTCGCCGTCGTCCGCGGCTCCGACCTCCTCCCACCTGTCGGTGGCGGCGTCGACCTCCGCGACGGTGGCGTAGGGCACGTTGGCCAGCGCCTCCAGCCGCACCTGCGTCACGGGGTGCTGGGCGTCGGCGTTGGTGGCGACGGCCACGGTGCAGCGGTCGGTCGCGGCGGCGCCCGAGACGGACACGCCCGAGATGGTCGGGACCTGCGGGTAGGCGACGTAGCAGGCGTCCGCGACCACCCACTCGGAGGCGCCCGCGTAGCCGCGGGAGCGCGCCCGCAGCGTGCACTCGAGGTAGGCGCCCTGCGGCAGGTCCTGGTAGCCGCTGGCGTTGTAGCTCAGGGCGATGGTGGCGCCCGTGCTGCCCGCGTGCTCGTCGTGGACGACCTCGCCCGTCGAGCTGTCGCGGACGGTGAACACGTACTCCGTGTCGTAGCGCTCCGCGGCGCCGCTGTCGGCGGCCGCCGTGACGGTGGACGAGACGATGCCCGTCTCGGGGTCCATCGAGAGCGGCTCCACGGTCGGGGCGGGCGGCTTGGCGAAGCGGAACGTCACGGACGGGCGCTTCTTGCCCCAGCCGCCCTTGTTGCCCGCGACGACCTGGCAAGAGACGTACTCCAGAACCGTGTCGGTGTTCGGGTAGAAGCTGGCGCGCGTCCAGCGCCTGCCGCCCGCGTTGGCGCTGTCGAGGTTCCACGTGTCGGACGTGACCGTGATGGCCTTGCTCCACGAGGTCTTCGGGCTGCCCGCGACGCCGAGGCCGAAGGTGAGCTGCAGCTTGGTCGCCGCGCCCGACTTCTTCGTGCTCTTCTTCAGCGCGGACGGCACCTTCCACTTCGCCGTCATGACGCGGTTGCCGCTGCCGCGCGAGAGCGCGAGGGACGTGACGGCACCCGTAGGCTTCTTGGTCGCCATGCTAGATCGCCCCCGTCATGCGCATCATGCGCAGGTCGCGCGTGAGCGTGCGGACCAGCTCGTCCGCGTCGCCCGTGCCGTTGTAGGTGAGGTAGACGTTGACGCCGCCCCCGCCCATGCGGGACGCCAGCGCGTCCGCGTAGCGGTCGAGGTAGGGCGCGTAGCTCGGCCAGACGAACTCCCCGCCGCGCTCGCCCACGCCCGCGAGGAGCGTCGGCTGGTCGATGAAGCCGCCCTTGGCGTACCAGTCGACGGCCACGGAGGGCGCGCGGCCCTTGCCGCCGATGCCCCACGGCAGCTCGCCGCCGTCGATGCGGAAGTGCGGCAGCTTGAAGTGCGGGAGGCTGAGGTGCGCGCCGTTGATGATGCTCTTGATCTTGTCGATGGCCTTCCTCACGGCGTCGCGCGCGGTGTTGATGGGTGTCATGATGGCGTTCTTCACGCCGTTGAAAATCGAGCTTACGCGCCCGCGGATGTTGCTGACGCCCTGCACGAGGTCGTTGGCCATCTTCTTGGCCCTGTCGACCACGGAGGTCTTGATGCCGTCCCAGATGCGCGTGGCGTTGGTCCTGATGGCCTCCCACGCGTTCGAGGCGCCGCTCCTCAGCGTGTCCCACGCGCCCGTGACGAACGAGACGATGCCGCTCACGGCGTCGGTGATGGCGTCCTTGATGGCCTCCCACGCGCCGGCGATGGCCTCGCGCGCGTCCTCGTTCGTGGCGATGAAGCCCACGAGCGCGCCGACCAGCCCCACGATGATGGGGATGGGGCCGCCGAGCACGGTGGTCACGATGGCGATGACGCCCGAGAAGCTCTGCACCATGCCGATGGCCGCGCCGACGGTGGTCACGAAGCCCGTGACGCTGGCCACGATGCCACCGATGATGCTCAGGCCCGCGAGCGCCGTCACCGCCCCCGCGATGGCGGGGATGATGGGGCCGAAAACGTCGAGCACGGTCGCCACGGCGTCCGCGAGCGTCGTCAGCACGGTGGCCGCGCCGCCCAGCGTCGTCCCGAGCACGGTGCCCGCGTCGGGCAGGTTCTCGGAGATGAAGCCCGTCAGGTCCTCGAGCGCGCCCTTCAGGTGGATGAGGGCGTCCTCGAGCGGGCCTGGGTCGAAGCTCTGGGAGAACGCGTCGGCGATGGTGCCGATGGCCGTGGCGACGTTGCCGAGCGCCTCGCCCACGCCGCCGCCCGCGCCCTCGCCCAGCCTGCCGAGCACGCCGCCAATCTCGTCGGCGATGCCGCGCAGGTTCTCCGCCGCGCTCTCGAAGCCGCTGGTGTCGAAGGTGGCCGCGAACCCCTCGGTGATGTCGTCGGGGATGGCGTCCACGACGAGCTGGCCGAGCGTCTCGCCTATGACGGCCACGCGCCCCGCGGACAGGGTGATGGCGTCGCCGAGCGACGTGACGAGCGCGTCGACGGTGCCGCTCATGTCGAAGTTCTCGCCGCCGTCGCCCAGCGCCGTGAGCAGGTTGTCCCATGAGCTGCGCACGCTGGCGAAGCTGCCCGAGAGCGTCTCGGACGCCTCGTGGGCCGTGTTGCTCGTGAGGCCGAGCGCGTCCACGCCCTGCGAGAGCATGTCGGTCACGGCCTGCTGGTACTCGGCGACGGGGACCTCGGTGAGCTTCTCGTACTCGTCGGAGAGGTAGCCCGCCGCCTGCGCCTGCTCGAGGAAGTCCGCGCTCGTCGCGGGGAGGATGCCCGAGAACTGGTCGGCGATGGACTGGTACGAGCTGGACGCGCGCGTGATCATCGCGTACTTCTCGTTCAGCTCGTCTATGCTGCGTCCCGTGCCGCTCGCGTAGTCGGAGATGGCGAGCATGCCCTTGCGGGCCACGTCGTAGCCCTTCTGGTCGCCCATCGTCTGCGCGAAGGTCGCGCCGACCTGGTTGATGGACTCCAGGTACTCGTTGG